ATCATCTAATGTATTGGATGACTATGGTAATCCGCTATATGAAAATTCTACAGAATATAGTCAAGAAGCAGCAGTTACAAATCATCCAAATAATCCGCGCAATACGCCATCTGGTGCATTAAATGATCCTAGTTTATCCAAACCTGAAGGGTTTCAAGATCCCAATAAAATTTATCCTAAAGTAGATTATGACGGCAAACCCGATACAAATAAATTGGCAACCGAAGATAAATCTCACAAATATTTTACAGTTAAAACAAAAAATAGAAAAAAATCAATTAAAAAAGCAACAGGCGGGAGTTGGGATGAACCTACATCAGCATATAATGCAAAATATCCATTTAATCAAGTATTTGAAACTGAAGCTGGTCATGTTATAGAATATGATAGTACGCCCAATGCTGAAAGAATTCATATGTACCATAATAAAGGTACGTATATAGAAATAGATATAAATGGTACAATGGTTAGAAAAGTCGTAGGCGATAATTATGAGGTATGCGATAGAAACGGGTATGTTTATGTTAAAGGTGCCTATAATTTAACAGTCGGGGGAGCTACAAAAATATTGGTACAAAATGATGCAGACATTGAAGTAGACGGCGACACCACAGTTGTTAGCCATGGGTCTACTTTAGTTCAAGCGGCCACAACCGTACAAGTTGTAGCAAAAGATATTAAGTTATCGGGAAAATCAAGTGTAGAAGTTACAAGTGACGGGCCCGTTAATATACAGGGAAGTAGTATAACATTAAATGCAAAAGATGGTTCATTTGCGGCAAAAGCTAGCAAAGATGCAGCTATACAGTCTGGATCAGCATCAATAGCAAGCATCAAAGGCGGCCTAGAATTATTACTTGATGCGGCAACTGTTAAAACTAAGATGGGAGCAATTTCAATAACATCTTCAAAACTTAAAGTATATGATCCGCCCGAGGAAAAAACAGTTAATGCTAGCGATGCAGCTACTCCTAATTTAACACGACCAGATGCACCCGCGGATATATTCTTGGGCGATGGGTTGGAAAAAGAATCTGTTTCGCTTGCAAACAATAGATTGGAAAACGGTAGTATTAATGATAATGTTTTAACAAAAACGTCTGAGGAAGAGGATAATTCCTATTCTAGTAATGTAAGTCCTACACCAGTAGATACTAGCGAATTTAGTAATTATGCAGATTTTCCTGACTCGTTAAAGTTATCCAAATATTATACATTGGGAGATGTATCTACTCGAGCAAGTGCGTCAAAAACTGCGGTCAGAGCGCAAAACGGGCTTTCCACACAACAGATTGTAGGAAACTTGAAACATTTAGCAGTAAATGTTTTAGATCCTATTAAAGAACAATATCCAGATGTTATTATAACTAGTGGATTTAGAGCAGGTGCATCTGGTTCAGATCACAATGTGGGTCAAGCGGTTGATTTACAATTTACAGGTAGATCTTATTCCGATTATTATGAAGTTGCCAAATGGATAAAGGATAACACACCGTTTAAACAAGTATTATTAGAATATGCTACTAGACCAACCGGAACAATTGCATGGATACATGTCGCGGCCGCCCCCAACGGTGGGAAATCGGCAATGCCAATCGGAACTCTCGCAAATCATAGTGTAGCGTCTCCTGGTAAGCGCAATACGTTGGTTAATTTGCTGTAATAAATAAAACGGATAGTATTTATAATCTTTTCTTTCTAGAACAATCAATCCTTAATAAATAATAAAATGGCTACCATAAACAGAGTTGTTAGACGTTATACAGATTTAAATCTGTTATTTACTCCGCATCCACATTCTAAAGATTTACTTACTAGAAAAAATACCGATGCGGTAAAGGCATCTATACAAAATCTTATTTTGACAAAGAATTATGAAAGACCGTTCCACCCAGAAATAGGCAGTCAAGTAAATAATTTGATGTTTGAAAATGTGATGCCTTCTACCATTTCTGCAATTGAAAAAAGTATAAAAGATACTATAAGCAAATTTGAACCAAGAGCAAAAATTTTGAACGTAAATATTTTAGATAATTTTGATAATAATGCTATTGATATTGAGGTACTATTCACAATTAATAATGTAACAGAGCCAGTAACAGTAACAACAACTATTAGCAGAGTACGATAATGGCAAATTTAAGAATTGCAGAATTAGACTTCGATACAATTAAATCCAATTTAAAGGAATTTCTAAAGAATTATACTGCAGAAGATGGCGCCCCATATTTTACAGATTTTGATTTTGAAGGTTCCGGTATATCTATTTTATTAGATGTTTTATCATACAATACTCACTACAATGCTTATCTTGCAAGTATGGTTATTAATGATATGTTTTTGGATTCTGCAGTTAAACGAGCATCCGTTGTATCAATTGCAAAACACTTAGGATATACTCCAGTATCAACTAAAAGTGCAAGAGCAGAAATAAATTTTGTAGTTACAAACCCAACAAACTCTCCTGCTTTTTTAACTTTAGACAAATTTACCCCGTTTACAACAACAGTAAATGATACTGTATTAACTTTTGTAAATTTAGACGCAGTAACAATTCAGCCTAATCAGGGAACGTATACGTTCAATAATATTGAACTCGTAGAGGGTGTTCCATTAGAATACATATTTAGTGTGGATATACCAGGTCCAGCCGAAAAATATGTTATACCTAATGACAACATTGATACGTCCACATTACAAATTGTTGTACAAAATTCAATTTCAGACACAACACAAACCGTATATACATTAGCTGAGGATGTTATAGGAATAACAGGCACCGATAATGTTTATTTCATAGAAGAAACTACTACTGGGGTGTACCAAATTTATTTTGGTGACGGTATAATTGGTAAAAAATTAGATAGAAATAATTTAGTAATTGCATCTTATTTAGTAAGTAATGGAACAGTTGGAAATGTATCTGGTAACATAACACAGTTATTTACTTGCAGTACAGTAATTGGGGGCGGAACTGTAACTGGATCAATTTTAGCAACCAATAATTCGCGCGGCGGATTGTTTAAAGAAACAATAGATAGTATTAAATTTAGAGCACCTAAATTTTTATCATCTCAGAATAGAGCGGTATCTGCAGCCGATTATAAATCTTTAATTGAACGAAACTATCCTTTGGTGGAATCTGTGGCTGTATGGGGAGGCGAAGAAAATACTCCCCCAATGTACGGTAAAGTAATTATTTCGCTGAAACCATATGATGGGTATGAAATAACACAAAGTACAAAAGATGATATTAAAAATATAGTATTACAAAATAAACAAGTATTATCAATATTTCCGGAATTTATTACTCCTGATTATTTTTACATTAATCTAACAGTTAATGTAAAATATGATTCTGCAAAAACTTTATTATCTTCAACAGATATTTCAAATTTAGTAATAACTGAAATTCAAAATTATTTTGCAACAGATCTACAAAAATTTGATAACGATTTTATATATTCTAAATTGTCAAGAAATATAGATAACTCAAATGATATAATAATTGGCAATTTAATGACTGTTAAATTACAACGTAGAATTGAACCGCCAATAAACATTGACAATATTTATACTGGCGAAAATACTATTAAATTTAAAAATGGAATAGAACCTGGATCAATCGATTCTACTAGATTCATTGTAGCAGTGTCGGGCAACGCAATTGAATGTATTTTAAAGGATATTCCAAATGATATTGTTCCCAATAGAATCGGAACAGGCAAAATAAAATTAGTAAATGCTGATAATGGCGCAATAATTATTGAGAATTATGGCACAGTTAATTATGGTGCCGGTGAAATATCAATTGAAAATTTAAACTTTTTAGGATATCCCGCTGACGGCACTGATATACGGTTAACTGCTACAGTGCAGGACACGTCTTTGGATGTTGCTGTTGATAAAAATCAAATTATATTATTGGATGATAGTACTCTAAACTATACTTTAAACAGATTTTCTGGTCTAACAGTTAACGCTATCGCAATATGAGTAGAATAACACAAAAATTATCAAAAATATTTGATTCACAAATACCCGAATTTATTAGAACGGGTGAATCAAATATTACGTTTAATGAAAGTATAAGTACTGCTGCCTCCTCAAAACGTGTTACTGTTGGGTCGACCGAATACATTCTTGCAGGTGATAAATTATCGCATCCCGCAATAACAAACACAGTGTTTGTAACTAAGATATTATCAAATACATTGATTGAAGTTAGTAATAATATTGCAGTAACGCTGGTAAATCAACCTGCAAGATTTGTAAGGCAAGATGGTACTTCAAATTTTGTAAAATTTTTAGAAGCATACTATAAGTTTTTAGAACAAGATCAACATCCGCAAGAATTATTACAAAATGCAAAATTATATGCCGATAGCGATTATACAATTGATTCTTTAATTGAACAATTTTTTAGGAACTACGGTCCAGATATCCCTAGAAACATATTATACGATAAACGAACTTTTATCAAACATTTTAGAGACGTATATACAACAAAGGGCACAGAAGAAGCATATAAGTTACTTTTCAGAGTAATATTTAACTCTGACGTGCAATTTTTCTACCCAGGGCAAGTTGTATTAAAACCATCGGATGGCGTTTGGAAAAAAGATAATACTATAAAAGTGATTGCAGATTTATCATCATTATATACGCCATTTGACTTTAAAAATACTAAAATTACGGGACAAACATCTAAAGCAACGGCAATAGTAAATGATGTTTTAAAATTCTTTGATGGCTCTATAGAAATTTACGAATTACACCTTGAAAATGTAAAAGGAACGTTTGTAAGAGAAGATATTAAGAGTACAAAACTAATAGATTTAAATTCTTCTCCTGTCACTATTACTGCAACAACCGTTCCCCAATTATCTAAAATTCAAATTATTGACGGCACTGCGGGGTATGTGACAGGTACGGTAATAAATGTTGGCGGCGGTGGTACCGGTAAAATAGAGTCTGTAGATATTTCAGGAAAAATT